TCGATGGTCAGGGGCGGAGCAAACCTTCCTCCGAGCTAACGTGGCCAAGGGCGCCCCCCGTCCTGTCGAAAATCTCTTTAAGCCCAAGCTGATGAAGGCCATCAGCCGCCTCTCGGCGACTGAGCCTAGCCTCACGTTCGCGCCCGGCAGCGAGAATGATGATGACCGGGTGACTGCTGATAATGGGCGCCTTGTTCTCAGATATGTGGAGGATGTGGTGCGCATGGATGCGCTCCGTAATAGCCTCGCGTATCAAACCGCCCTCTTTGGCAACGCCTGGCTCATCGGCGGCTATGACCCCGATGGCGGGCCCATGGTGGATGTCGGGGGCAAACAGGAACCTCAGGGGGAGATCACCGCTGAGGTCGCCAGCATCTTTGAAGTCCTGTGTGACTACACCATCCCCCAGATGCGCCGCCAGCCTGTGCTGATCTGGCGCAAAATGAGGACCCTAGAATGGGCGTACGAACATTACCCAACGAGCGAGACGGCGACCAGGCGCGAGGGGGACAGCAACTCTGCCTCCAGCGATCTTGGTTTAACCATGATCCAAAACATCATCCGTCTTCAGCCGACCCTCTTCAGCGTGATCGGTTCGAGTGCGCAGTACGCGCGCTCAGTCGTCGTGGACGATATGTATATGCTCCCATGCAGGGATTTCCCCGATGGACTATTGGCGAGGATCGTTAACGATGGTGAAGAAGTACTGGAGGCGAAGCCCCTCCCCTTCCACGATGGCACCACCGAGCAACGTGGGCGGGTGTTCATTCCCGCCACCCACTTTGGTTACGATGAGGTACCAGGAGCATTACTGTGCACGACACCCGCCAACTCCCTCAAGGAACCCCAGCGTCAGCGCAACCGTCTCATAGCACACATCCTCCTCTACTTCGCGCGCACCGCGAATGGTGTTTGGGCCATCCCCGAAAATGCCGATGTGTCTACCATGAATGGCACCGAAGGCATTGTTATCCGCTTCACCGCCAATTCGACTGGGGGTGGTGAGCCCCGCCGCATCGAAGGTGGGTCGCTTCCTAATAGCTTTGCGGAGCGCTTGGTGCAGATTGAGAAGGTGATGGATGACATCATCACCGTGGGTGATTTGGCAGATAAGTTCCCTCGTGCTGACAGCGCGGTATTTATCAATACGGTTATTGAACAACAGCAGCAGCAACTGGGCCCCGTGTTTAAGCGCTGGGGTGAGTCATGGGCGCAAGCGGCGAAGTCCATGTTCTACATCTTCCGCAATTTTGCCCCTGAGGAAGTCTACTATGCGATCAAGGGTGAGGAAGCTCGTTGGAGCTTTAAGAAGATTGCGCAGGCCGAGCTTCGTGGTGGTGTCGATATCCGCATCGAGGCCGGTTCTCTTATGCCAAAAACACTGCTCCAGCGGCGTGCCGCTTACGAGCAGATGGCGAGTTTGCACATTGTTGATCTAACCGACCCGGATGTACAGCTGAAGTATGCTCGGGCCATTGGCGCCGTGGAGCTGATGGAAGGGCTTGAGGCTGATGACAACCAGATTGCCCGTGAGCACGATGCGCTCATCGAGTGGGCCAAGCAGTTCTTTGACATGGACAGTGGGCAACTACTACCGGGAGTTGATCCCAATGATCCTGCACTTACCCTGCCTATCCATGTCGATCCAGACTTTGATAACCAGCAGTTGCATATACAGCGCCACCGGGAGTTCTGCCTGAGTGAGCAGTTCCAGGCCCTCCCCTTGAGTGTGCAGGAAGCCTTCCGCACCTACCATTACCGTGTCCATGTACAACTCGCCCAACAAGCTGAACAAAATCAGATGATGCAGCAAGCCCAGGTGCAAGCGATGGCCAAGGGTGGGGGCCAGCCAGGTGGTCCAGGTGGTGGGAAGAATGGTCCCACCAATCCTGAAAACCCTGCTGAAGGGGGTGGGCCCTCTGACGAAGGGAATGTGACGGATCGGGTGGAGAAGCGGATGCACCGAAAGGTGGCCTAACCCCTTGTGGGACAGGGTTTGACAGGAGTACAAGGGAACACAGCATGCCCCTCAACAAGTACTATGGTGGTCACGGGGAACAAGTGATGACCAATATGCAGAAAGAATATGGTTCAAAGAAGGGCAAACAGGTGTTTTATGCCACCGCGAACGCCCGCGGGGCCAAGCCGGGGGGCACCTTCGCCAAGCTCGCCTCCAAGGAGAAGTAGATGGCTGGAAATAATCTGACCATTAGCCAAGCCCGCACCGATCCCATCACGCACAACCCGGCCACCGCCCTCACCGTTGACCAAGTGACTGGGGGTGTGGTGACCGCTGGCACTGCGGGCAGCGTGCAAGCCCGCCAGACTGCGAGCGCCCGCCATGAAATGTATGAAGACTCTGGCGGAGCTGGAGGGGAGACCAAGATCATCCTTGATCCCCTGGGGGTCACGGCCGTGATTGGCCGTGGTGACACCGACCTGGACATCACCTACATCCAGTTGTTCAACGCGAATGGTACTCCCGTGTACATCTACCCCAATGGGGCGGGCACTGGTGTGATCGCGACCACGGTGAAGCCATGAGGTGGCTCAAGTTACTGGGTTTGGTGCTGGTGATGAGCGCGTTGTGGGGCGCACCCAGTGCGCTTGCCCAAACCCTCACGCCCACTCCCACTCTCTCACCAACTCCTACTGTGACTGCAACTCCCACGGTTACCCCGACTCTCACACCGACCCCCACTGTTACCGCAACCCCTACTCCCACGGTAAGTCCAACACCTCGCCCGGATGCAGGGAACAAGATCGTGGGTGTCCCCATCACCGCGTCCACCGCCAGTTTCTGCAATGGCACGACGGTGGGCATCTATGGTGGTGTGGATGGTTGCATCTACTCGTGTAATGGCGCGAAACGCGGATTGGTTAGCTCTGGGGGTGGTACCTGCACCCTACCGACTCCGTAGGGGCGGAGCCTGTGAAAGGGGACATGTCACCAGGACCTCGTTTCACCGACCTGATGTCAGGGTCGGGAGGTCCGCAAGCGCCCGCTGGGCCGGGCGACCCGAACGCGGGTATGGGCATGTCCCCTCCACAGACCCCTAACATGCAAGCGGCCATGCAAGCTAATCTTACCAACCCTGTTCATGCGGCGCGGCAAGCCGCTGATCTGAGCAAGCAGCGATTAATGGCCATGGCTCAGCAAATCAAACAGGCGCGGAATGCCCTATAAAACTCCAACCGTGAAAGAGCTTTCGACTGCACAGTTTGTAGCCGCACAGCGTGAGATTCAAACTGTGCAACGTGAGTGTTGGTCACCAGAAACCCTCCAAGTCGTCCAAGCAGTGGTGGATTGGGCTATTGAGATGCGCACTCCAGGCCCCGCGCGTGTGGTGAGCGATGCCCTCTAGCATCCTCACGCGCTTCACCGTCAATGTGGCGGGTTCACCGCTGGTGTTTGGGCAGCCATTTGCTACCCCCACCCTTACGCTAGAGGAGGATCCCAATCTTTACACTGTGCAGCTCGCTGCCAGTGCCACGGCCACCCTGTGGTCAGGCGCCCCCTTAGTAACCACCTTTGACACCTTTGCCGCGACCGCTGACCAAGACTGTGACCTCGAATTTGTGGTGGATGGCGGCGCAGGTGACGAGCACCACTTCACCCTCTTCCTTCGTGGCGGTGGCTATCCCCTGTTCCTCTGTGGGGATGGCTCTTATGCGGGGCAGAGCGGCACCCAAAACAGCTTCACGAGCGGTAGCCTCAAGAAGATTACCAAGATCAACGCAAAGAATCGAAATACCACTTTAGTGTGTAATATTACGATCCTTATAGGCAAGGTGCCCGCATGACCGCAGATCTGCGGGGGCCTTCATCTGCGCGGATGGAAAACGCGCTGAAGGAGACGGGCTCATGAGTGCCGAACGGGATGACGTAGAACGCGCCCCCGAAACGGGGGATGCCAGTGGCAATGCTGGGGTCAGTGAACGCAGTGAGCAAGAGATCGAGACTGGTGCCACCGAAACGGTGGACACCGAAGGGGATGCGGACCTTCTCGACTCCCTTGCGGAAGTGGACCCCAAGCGGGCTGTCGCCGGGTTGAAGAAACGCTTAGCCAAGCTCACCAGCCAGCGCAACGCTGCCAGGGAAGCCCAGACTGAGCGGGATCAACTCAAGTCGAAGTTGGCGGAGTATGAGCGCAGGGATCAGGAAGCCCTCCGTAAACGAGAGGAAGCTAAGCGGCGGACTCCTGAGG